GTATATCGAACAAAGTTAGGACGATGTGACAGTCCTTCTGCGATACGAATAAAGCATTGAGCAATATAATCAGTAACAACAGGAACTTGCTTATCCTTTAATTTAGCCTTTCTAGCCGATATGGCATAATCCATTACTGCTTCTGAAAAGTCTCGGTTGTTCACATAATGTGGTTTAGCTTTTGCTTTTGCTGACATTTTTATTTTTTCTCCATAATGTTATATTATACTACATTTTTACTGCTATGTAAACAAAAATATTTTACATTAGCGTGTTTACAAATCCCCAAAAGTATGGTATAATAATATAGTATTGGCAGGGGCCAGAGGTATACTAATGTATTGTTTCCTTAATGGCTACAATATTGGTATCCTCTTCCATATACTCATTCTTTAACTTCAGGTATTCTTCTGCTGCTTCTGTCAATGATTGAAGCTTGTACTGTGGTCTCTTTGTATTGAGAACAAAGTTAATATAGGTCTCATGTATATATTCATCCACTGGAACATGCTGTAATACTCGAGTTTTATATAACTTAAATGCCTTTTGTGATGATAAGGGAAACCAATGCTCAAATTGCATATTTCCTAGTATATTAGGTATTAATACCACTGGTCGCTCTATTATATAATTATCATCATTCTTAGTATTCAGAACAGCAATTATATCATCATTATTTAATAGTTTAAATTGTCTTATATTTAAGTTATCCATATTATATATTTATATCGTATAGTTTGTATGTGAATTTTTCCTTGGAATATATTTTAATTCTTTCAGCAGCATGCTGAAGGGTATAGTTCTTCTTACTCTTCCAATGTAGATCATCTGCTATATCATATAGTTTAGTACCACGGCCATCTTCACTCTTCCTTAATCCTCTTCCGATACTTTGTAATACCCTAATTTGCGACTTACTTGGTGAAGCAAAGATGATATTGTGTAAATTCCTAATGTTAATACCAGTAGAAAAAGTCCCAAGACTTGCAACGATAATTGCGTCTTTCTCTTTCTCGGTAATCTCACGGACTGATTCTCTTGTGTCAACATCTGTTTCTCCTGATACGTAAAAAAGTTTTCGATTTTCTTTTATTTTGGTTTGTAATAATGAATGTAATGGTTTACCATGTTTCTCAACATAATTGAATAACACTAATGTATTACCTGATTGATCTAAAGCCAGATTGGCAATAAAATTATTCCTTGGATCATACTGTACAATAAAATCTAATTCTTGCTGATATGTAGTCTTAGTCATGGCTTTACATATCTCATCACTATACTTTAATATTAAAACATTAATATCTAACTCACTCAGTGATTGTTCATCTATTAATTTCTTTGTTGTTGTCACTTGATGTACTGGACCAAATAAGCCTTCCAATACTAATTGGTGTGTTTGGGTCCCATCTAATGTTCCTGTGGTACCTATTCGATATTCAGCATTAACACATTTTTCTAATATAGCTGTAAGTGATTTAGCTTTAAAGTTATGGGCTTCGTCTCCCACTACCATACCAAAATCCTCAAACCATGGAAGCCTTTCTTTATATATTGATTGCCAGGTTGTTATAATAATTCTTTTATCTATATTATATTTTTCTCTACCAGAATAAATCCTATGGCATTCATCTTCATGATTCCATTCATCAGTCTGTGAATAATCACCAAAGTCAGCATACATTTGTTCAACTAATGATGTGGTTGGTACTATTAATAAAACATTTAAGTCATGTGCTTCAAGGAATGTTCGAATGGCTAGGTATATAATAAGTGATTTGCCTGATGCGGTAGGAGATAGTAATAAACTTTTTTTATGTTCTAATGCATGCTGTAAAGCGTCTAATTGGTAATCTCTAGGAGTAATTTCTTTACCACCAGCCGTAAGTGGCCAGTCGGTTATTATTCTATCGTATTGTTCATAAGGATCTGGGTTACCATTTTTATTATCAGCTACTATAGTATAACCACGAGTTTCGCAAAATTCTTTTAAATATTTGTATAAACCTGTATATAGTGTCTTTTTTCTCTGATCAAACAAACGAATCTTACCATCCCACATACGATTGCGATATGCAGGCATAAAACGATAACCAGGAACAAAGAAACAGAAGTGTTCTGATAGCTCTTGTTCAACTGACCTTTCACATTCTATGTGTAGAAAGCTTTCGTTTTGTTTAGAGATAATAAGGGATTCCATTACATGCCTGATGTAAACTTGTGCCACTCAATGGCATTTTTTACTGATTGATGTCTCCATTTAATATTATCCATAATCTCTTTTAATGTATCAACCATTTCCTGAGTATAAGCTATTTTGGATTGATGTTCCTGTATAATAGGATCTGCATCGTAATATTTATCCATATCACCTTTTAATACAGTCAGACCATTTAAAGGATCATAGTCCCAGCCTTTTGTATCTAATTCTTGCTGAGATAGTTTACCATTATAGTGATTAAATTTATCACGCAAAAGTACTTTAAATTCAAGTTCAAGCTTCTTTAAACGAAGTTTATTGACTGAATATAATTCTAGGTATTTGGAGTGTAGTTTGGCGGATTCTCTGGAAGCGTTCCCTAGATCCATTTCATCTATAACACTATCCTTTTTCCACATTTCAATTATTGATTCTAAATTATTCATAATGTATATTATACCACATTTCGTGGCATTTGTAAACTTATTTATACAAATTCAAAATTGGTATATGAGAAGGTTACATCCAGTTGAGCATATTCAACAGTATCTGATTGTGCATCAAATTCAACAGCACTCATACTTGTTGGAAATACTCCATTAAATTTTATTTCCTTTGTAACATTATTATGTGATGAAAGTATTAATAGTGTTGCGTCGACTTTAAAATCCTCAGCATTCTTTGCTTGAGCCAAATTATGCATCCAATCAAAGGTTTCGGTATATGTTTCCATATCCTCTGTAATATTAACTCTCAGTGCTAAATCATCAAAGGTTAATCTATCACCAGTAAAGGATAAATTGACTCCACGATATGGTGTTTCAATTGGACTTAAATTGAGCGAAGGTAATGTACCACCTACAGCAAAGTATTCCAGGTTAGGATATAATGTGTCTATTTTAAATTGAAACCCGACTGGGCTCAAAAAGTTTTTATTTGTAGTTAATGTTGCCATAATAGTATTTATACAAAAAGAAAAGGGGAACCGAAGCTCCCCTTTAAGTTGAGTGTTAAACTCTGGCTTACACCATAATGTCGTCTACTCTGAAGATTCTGAAGTATTGGTTAGATCTATCTGAACCGACACCATCTGCAGCTACGTATGGGTTTGCGACCATTCCGTATCTGGTTTTGAATCCTATTCTTGGTTGGAAATCGTTCTCACCAACGGCTTTAACCATTGTTAATGGAACGTATGGGCAGTAGAATAATCCTGCGTCATATGGGTTAGACCCTCTGTAACCAACACATACAAAGTCAACAGTTGAATATGGATCAATGTAAACTTTAACTCTTCCGTTAAGAACACCAGCAAATGTATTACCTGTGTCATCAACATTTAAGTTAGCTGAAAGAGCAGGTGTGTAATCTAACATACCAGCAGCTGCTAGAGCTGAAGCAACATCAGAAGAACAAAGAATAAAGTTACCTTTACCTCTTCGTGTTTCTTTAGCGATTACGTTACACTCTCTTTCGATTTGCATGATTAAGCCTTTGAATCTCTCAACCATCCATCTGCCGTCTGAGTCAGTGTTGACATCAAATACACCAGATAGTGCTGTTGAATTCTGAAGAGCACCAATCTTAGCAGTTTTAAGAACTGTTCTAACAACTTCTCTGTTGATCTCTGCAAGGATCTCAGCAGATAGAATGTTAGCCAATTCGCCTTCAGCATCCAATCCGTGGATTGCTTTAAGGTCTTGTGCTAATTCCATTGTGTACTCAGCTTTAAGAGCTCTTGATTTAGCTGTTACAGTTGATTTCTCAATTGAGAAAGCCATTTCGCCGTATGAACCGTCGCCAGTTTCACCAACACCCAATCTCTCAGCAGCACTTGTAGCAAGTCCTGAACCGAAAGTTGAAACTGTATCAGTTTCGTCTGCGATTGTACCGTCTGTATCAGCATCTACTACGCCACTTAATCCTGTTGGATCAGCTTGTTGTGCACCAGTTCCTGAGAACTCAGTATCAGCTTCGTTAAATAAAGCTTCAGTACCACCTTGTGTGCTGTACTTAGCTTTCATTGCAAAGATAAGTCCTGTAGGACCACTCATTGGTTGTACACCAGCGATATCATATGCAATCAAGTTAGGCATTGCTCTACGAACTAAAGAGATTAATACTGGATCAAAAGTTCCAATATTACCACCACCAATGTTATTTGGTGCAGCAGCTTCAGAAATAAAATTTCCTTGTGCTTGTGCTCTTTCTTCTTGTAGGGCAATTTCCTGATTTTCTAACAAGCGAGCTGTTACAGCTTTCTTGTATCTGTCTTGGATTTCAGGAGCTGCTTCGTGATCGAGAACAGGACCCCATTTTTCCATTAGTTTTGCGTCTGCGTTAAACATTTTTGTTTTCCCTATTTTTTACTTTTTAAAGTTAGTTATAGCTTGTGTGTATTTAGCCATAGACTCAGTTACAGTTTCTTCTGAAACCTCACCGTCGCCTAATAAACTATCAACCTCATCCACTGATTCAGTAACCTCTTCAGATTTGAAGTATGATTCTTTAACAGTTTTAACTTTCATTTCAAAAGTTTCTTTGTTATCGAATTCAATATCTTCAACCAAAGATGCTAATTTCTCAGCTTCAGTTGTAGCAAGCCCTGAAGATTGTTCTCTGACAACTTCTTGCTTTTCAAATTCTTGAACAGTAGTGTGTAGTCTGATATTATCTTCTGTGGTTTTATTTAAAGCCTCTTCAAGCTCAGTGACTGATTCGTTGAGTTCATCAACCAAGTCTACCTTACCTTCAGGAACTTCGATATAGTGTTCTTTGAACACGGATTGAAGTGAAGTCATAAAGTCTTCAGCAATTTCAGTCCTAAGACCGTTTTGTACTGCAACTTCATTATCTTTCATCCATCCTTCAACAACGTAGTTTAAGTATGAATCTACTTTTTCTACTAATGAAGTTTGAACTTCTGATACTTCTTCTTCGAGATTTTGCGCATATTCTGCTTCAAGTCTATCAATTTCTTCGCTTAACTTACTTGTAAGTACTGCTTCGAAAATGGCAGATGCTTTGTCACGGAATCCGTCTGAAAGTGTAGCTTCTTCCTTGATGATTGCGTCGATATCTTCTTCAAAATCAATTGACTCAACCTTAGCTTTCGCTTTAGGTTCAGGCATTTTACCTTTGACTGCATTTGATGCGTCATCGGCTGATTTAATAGATTCTTCTTCACCATCAATAGTTACTAACTTAGCAAACATTTTTTGTGCGTCTTCTTTTTTTGCTTTTTTAAGCATTTCGACTGCTGCTTGAATTACGCCAGCTTTAGTTTTTGGAGTTTGAACAGTTTCCTTCTTAGGTTCATGCTCTTCTTCCTCGTCCTCGTGCTTGCCTTCTTCTAAAGCTTCAACTTCCTCGTCTAAAATTTCCTCATTTTCAACGAGCTCTTCAGTTGTTTCTTCAGAAACTTGCTCTTCAACTTCAACAGTTTCAACTACTTCTTCAG